CGGCGCGGGCTGTGTTCAATGACCCCGCCGCCATTCATCTTGCGGTGGCGCTGCAACGGTTCACCCTATGGCTGCCCAACGACTGCAAGCTATGGGGTAACGGTGCCAGCTTCGACAATGCCATTCTTGCCAACGCTTATGCGGCGTTGAAGATGGAACAGCCGTGGGCGTTCTGGAATGATCGTTGCTATCGGACCATCAAAGCGATGCACCCGAAGCAGAAGCAGCAACACCTAGGCACCCATCACAACGCCCTTGATGACGCAATCAGTCAGGCTGAACACCTGATTGCTATCGCGCCGGGTGTTTTATAGGAGCGATTGACATGCGTATTGTTAACAAAGATAACTTTGACGGTGATTACCCCAACGAATCGTTTGTCAATCTGCCATCGATGCCCGCAGATAAAGCAATGCGGATTGCCGACGTGATCAATCAAGAATGCTCAGGCCCCGGAATGCCCCGCTTTTGGGACGTGGTGTCCGATGACTATGAATTGCAGCCGGGCTTTGAACCATGAAATTCTTTAGCAACGGCACCGGATTCAAGGCCGACAAGTGCCCCAAGGATGACGGATGGCAGCCAGTCACCCCGCAGGCGTACGTCGCAGCCCGTCACCCTGGGCTGTACGGTTATGACATTGAAAGCTACCCCAATGTGTTCACCATCACCATCGTGCGCCCCAGCGATCAGGCTGTGTGGCGGTTTGAGATATCCCCCCGGCGCAACCAGGGCGTTGAACTGTTCCAGCTGCTGACTGCGATCAGGGACAGCGGCGGGCGCATGGTTGGCTTCAACAACGTCGGCTATGATTATCCGGTCCTTCACGTTCTGATCAGCAAGGGTGGCCACGTCACTGCCTGGGAACTGTATTGCAAGACCGACACCATCATCAACGGTGATTACGACAACCGGTGGGCGCACATCATTTGGCCTGATGACCGGTATGTTGAGCAGATTGACCTGTACCTGATCCACCACTTCGACAACGTTGCCCGGGCCACCAGCCTGAAGATGCTTGAATTCAACATGCGTTCGGACAGCATTCAGGATCTACCATTCCCACCCGGCACCGAATTGACCGATCAGCAGATTGATCAGCTGATTCCCTACAATGACAAAGACGTTTTTGAAACAATCGACTTCCTGTATGAAACCCTCCCGATGCTGGAATTTCGGGATGAATTGTCTGCCAAATATGACCGCGACTTCACCAACCACAATGACACCAAGATCGGCAAAGATTACTTTGTGATGAAGCTGGAAGAATCCGGCATCCCCTGCTTTGAACACACCAGCGGCCGCAAGCAGCCGCGCCAAACTCTTCGCCCGACTATCGACCTGAACACGGTCATTCTGCCGTGGATCAATTTCACCCGTCCTGAATTTCAGTGTGTGGATGACTGGTTGCGATCGCGCACCATCACTGAAACAAAAGGGGTGTTCACTGACATCCATGAATCGGAACTTGGACCATTGGCCGCCCACGCATCCCTGAAGATGAAGCGCAAAAAGCAGCATGACGGACCCCGCAACCCGTGTGAATGGATCGATGAGAAGGGTTATCTCTGCTGGAATGTTGCAACCACAGTGAACACCGTCATCAATGGCTTTCAGTATGACTTCGGTACCGGTGGAATTCACGGGTCAGTTGAATCGCAGGTTGTCTGCAGCGATACCGATTATCTGCTGATTGACCTTGATGTCGGGTCGTACTATCCGAACATCGCAATCGCCAATGGTCTATTCCCTGAACACCTGGGCGCTGAGTTCTGCAGTATTTATCTGGACGTTTACAATCAGCGGTTGGCACACGGCAAGAAGACCACACAGGGCGCGATGTTGAAGCTGGCATTGAACGGCGTTTACGGTGACAGCAACAACCAGTACAGCCCGTTCTTCGATCCGGCCTACACCATGTCGATTACCATCAACGGTCAGCTGTTGTTGTGCCTGCTGGCTGAATACCTGGGAACGGTGCCCGGTCTGACAATGGTTCAGATCAACACTGATGGTCTGACTGTACGTTGCCCACGGCAGCACATCGACACACTGATGTTCATCGCTGAAACATGGGAGCAGGCAACCGGGCTGGACCTTGAGCGTGCCGACTATAGCCGTATGGCCATAAGAGACGTGAACAGTTACATCGGAGAATATGAAGGTGGTGGCGTGAAGCGCAAAGGCGCCTATGCCCACGGCGATGATCTTGCATGGCATCAGAACCACAGTTCACAGATTGTGGCCATCGCTGCTGAAGCTGCACTGATCCACGGTACACCGATCGAAGACACTGTTCGCGGTCATGCCGATCCGATGGACTTCATGCTTCGGACAAAGGTGCCGCGCAGCAGCCGGCTGATGCTGGAACGGCCAGACATGCCCGCTGAACAGCTGCAGAACATCACCCGTTACTATATGAGTCAGTCAGGGGGGTCACTGGTGAAGATCATGCCCCCGACGCCACAGCAGCTGCAGAAGAACCCAGCAGCCCCCGAACGGCGAATAGGTGTGAACGTCGGATGTCTGGTGATTCCGTGTAATGACATGGGCAGCCTCCTACTTCCGCCCGATGGCGGTGATTGGATGGCCGGTATCGATTACGAATGGTATATTGCTGAAGCCCGCAAGCTAGTTGAGCCGTTGATTAGAGGAACACAGAAATGAAATCAACCATTAAAAACATAATAATGATCAGTTTTATTGTCGGCTTCGGCTTTGAAATGGGGTCACAGTTGGGGTGGCTGATCTTTGATTTCGTACGCACACTGGGAGGTTACCCGTTAGGATGAATGCCATGACCGCCACTGAACGCATCAGGCAACGCCGCAGTCAGCTGTTGGTTCACAGCTATCTGTATTATCAGCTTGATTCACCGATCGTGAGTGATGATAAATGGCAGCAGTGGGCGAATGAACTGGCTCAACTGCATGCTGAACACGGGTGTGTGATGGGATGGTACGATTCACATTTTATAGATTGGTCAGGCGCAACAGGCTGTCATTTACCGCGTGATGAGTGGGCCCGCAATAAGGCACAGCAACTGTTGGACTATCAGTGATCCTGCAGTCTTCTCGTTGGCTGCCCGTTGCGGCGTCGTTGTTTAGCAGCCTGATCGCGATCAGCTTCCTGGGCTTTCAGTGCCTCAACCTCAAGTTTCAACTTTTCATTTTCAAGGTCGATTTTTTTACCGTTCCGCCAGTGGTTCCGAACAAGCACCCCCGTCAAAACAATTGCGACAAGCGATGCTAGTTTTCCTATATCGTTCGGGATAATCGCAAGGAACATTGACATCCCCGTACCTAGTGCCCCCATCGCCACCGTCGCCGCTATTTTCACGTCGTTCATCATACCTTGCACGTTCATGATTTAGCACCGTGGATCGGTAATAGTTGAAAGCCCGCAATAGTATTGATGCGAAAGTCAGCACCCCACCAACCCACTGTATCACGTCCCACTCCATGCGTCGGTTCCTTTCGGCTGAGTGTAATTAACGCCCATATGAAGACGACCAGCATTGCGACATTGTAGGGGTCAGGAGGTAAATACGCACGCCAAGCGACCCACCCCATGAAGTTCATCAAGATCGACACGATACAAATTCGGTGAATACTGATAATCATCGGTGAGGGTATTATAATTCGGCTGATCATTATCATCACTGCCAACGCTCCAACCGCAGCAGTCCCGTGATATGCAAAACCTTCAAGGTGAGAGAAAAACAATTCATGAATCCACGCAGCTGCCACGAACCCGGCTGCGGCAATAAAGCGTTCAGCGGTCGGCTGACATATTGCCGCAGCAACCAGGGCACCAAGCACAAATGAAAGAGTCATTTCTTAGGTGATGGCTTGCGTTGACGTTGTTTACCCCGACCGCCGATGCTGGCCTTTGGTGCTGCCTTTGGTGCTTTTGATGGTTTAGCCATGGTTATTTCCTATTTTGCAAATACTTTGATGATCAGCGGTTCCAGATTTTTAATGGTGCGTTCACCGAATAAAAATCCTAAAACCAACACGTTGATGATGATCATAGCAGTTTGCTGTTGTTCAGTGAAGGTTGCCCCCTCTCCGAAAAACCACTGCTGGTCCATGTACATTGTAGCGAACCCCCACAGTGGTCGCTGCAACCCTCGCAGGAACAACACAAGACGGCCCAGTACAGGCATCGCCAGCAGATCTTTCGCAGTGCCCTCCTGTTCAGCAATGCGCTGATCCAGTTGGCTTGCGGCTTCACTGAGCACCTGGTTCGTCTGCATCGCCTTGTCATGCAGGAACTGCTGAACCTTCAACTCAGCTTCAGCCTTTTGTTGAGGTGACATGTCGGGTGGGAAGTAGGCCATCACACCTTCTTTGATGTCCTTGAATAATGACCCGCCGACGAAGTCAGTCACCTTCGATAGAATACTCATATCACCACCTCGCAGGGCCGTTTGACCGTGTGTCAACATGGATGAACCCGTCGTACTTCCCGATACCGTGTTTGTCCAGATGCTTGAAATTCAAGAAGTCATATACGTCAGACGGTTCGACGCCATCGATTGTGAAATCAATCGCTCTACACCTGGGATGTTGCGACTTGTCATTGCTACCGACATGCCGGTTATATTCGAAACACCGCGCTGCACTGTTGATATGCAATACAACTTTGTCGATCTCCAGGATACTGGCGAATTGATCGCAGCAATCCTGCACGACATTGACTGTCTCAATATCCATCGAGTCCAGTCCGCAACCACATCGACAAGCCAGTTCGTGCCGGCTGATGTTTTTAGTTAAGTCACCCATTTGGTTAAGCCTCCTCCTGTTTGAGAGTGGTCATGATGCTGTTTTCTGCATTAAGGTCACCGAGTTCACCCCCGAATGAAACCCTAAACATGTCCAAGTTCCTGTTGGCGCCGTAGCAGATACCGCCGCGCCCGCCGATGAGAAGGAAAGGTTTGTACCTACCTCAGTATCACCAGGGTCCATAGTCCCAGCATTGTCTTTACGCAACATTCCATAAGAACCCACGGCGTTGATTGCTGGGATTGAGGAGGGTTTTGCCGCCAAGGTTTCCGGCGTTACCGCCCGAACGGCGTCGGTTCCTGCGTCCACCTCTGCTTGAGTAGCGAGTTCGATAATACCTTTAACCGTCGTGCTGGCGTCGGGTACCGCTTCGGCAGCAGTCAGTTGAAAATCACCGCTCGCTGAATCGAACCGGGCAGTCGTTCGCCCGACAATCTCACCTCCGACCAGTGGGGCGCCTGCTGAGTCAACGATATCCACAACACCAATGCCGTTGACGTTCACGGTGGTCGCACCCGTGTTAGGGTTTCCCGCTACGAACTCAATCCCCGTGCCGTTTTTATAAACGGTCGGGCCTTTATTGGTTCCGATCGGGGTCAGCACATATGCATCGGCAGCACCTGAGTCGGTGTAAAAATTACCGTTGGCGACCATGTTGATGATTGCTTTTGACAACTGAGCAAGGTCACCGCCTGACAGTGCGATACCTCCGTCAACAATAGCCTGCTGGATCTCGGATGGAATTTCGTTCCACTCAGCAGCTGTGAGCGTTCCGCCTGTGACCTTGTCGTTTAAGTCTTGCATGTTACCAGCCCCTTATATCTGCTGAAAGATTATGTCACAGTTCGCCGGTTTTAATTTGGTGAACAGGCATTCAAGTATTGCAATTTCACCGCTGCCGAACGTGATGGGGAATGTCAGCGGAAATTTATTGTCACCCTGTATTGTGAAGCGGATGATGATCGTGAACCGTGCTTCTTGTTCCGTGGTGAACATGACGATCGGAAAGATCAGCGGGAATGTTATTTCATCAATCCCTGAATTCACGGTCACTGTCACACCGAACGTCAGTGCAAGGTCAATGAAATCCTGTCTGGTCTGAACGCCTAATGACGCCAATTTTGTCAGAATATCACGACGCCGTTCGGTGGTGGTGCCGTTGGCTTTGAAACAATCATCGGGAATGCCTAGTGCGGATTCCCATTCTTCAATGAATTTGACGGTCGTGTCAGGGATGATATTGCCGTTGTATTCACGGAGGAAACCGTTCGCTCTGAACAGTTCGCCGGCCATCCCCCTCAGCAGTGCACGCAGATTCGAACTCTGCTTAAACTTTGACGCAAATAGTTCACCGCCCGGCAAGTATCTGGCCAGACTGTCAGTATATTGTTCGTTGTCTCTGCGTGCGAATAGATTCATTATGTATACACCACGCTGCCCAGGATGCCAATCTCACCGGATGCAATCACGACATCACCAGATGGCACCGACAGTGTAAACGTCGAAACGATATCCCCGGTCACCGTGTCCACAGTGTTAAAGATCGCCGACCGATATGCGTCCTCATCCACGTTGACGCCGACGCTTGTCCGTTCATCAAAGAACTGCCGCAGATTCGCGCTGATTGCCGTCTGCATTGTCGATGTGTTTGGTGTCAAGGCGGTGAACGTGAAGTCAACCGGCACCCCTGTCGGCGCCAGCACAATGACATCAGCGTCAGCAGTGTTTGCCGGCTTAATGGTCAGGAGTGCATCTTTCACCCTCGTCACTTCAGAAGTTGCAGGGATCGGGTTTAAGTCATTATCGCGCATAAAATAGATTGTCACCTGACCGACCGCCGGTGTGATTTCCTGAACGAACACCCTGGTCACGCCGGCAATCTCTTTGGCCTTTTCAGTGATGTCGGAAACGTTGAAGTGAGCAACAGGGTTCTGAATGCGGTCAAGCAAACGATCACGAAGGGCGGTTTCTGTTTCCTGATCAGTACCGCCACCGATTTCACCGAAATCAACAGTCAGTGTGTCATCCACACCGATGATCGGGCTTTGAAGTGACAGCTGTGTTCCGGCGTCAAGGTTGACTGCAGCGCCAAAATCAACTGACTCAATCGGGACGCTGGCGGTCGTGAATGACGATGTGGCACTGGTGCCGATCTCATTGGGCGGCGTGCCGATGACTGTGAACTGATATTCATCGTCAGCGGTCACTGTGATCGTGAAGGTGCCGTTGTATTCGCTGTTGGCTGCTGCGGCATGCGTTACGCTGACACCGTTTGCCAGGTTGTGAGCTGAAGCGAATTTTGCCGTTGCGGTCTGCCCGACCCGGGTGAGGTCAACAACGTTCAGAACCTGGGCGCTGATGGTGGCCGCAGCTGTGCTGATGAAGTCACCGACGCCTGTGACGGTCACGGTGGTGCCTGACGGGACAACAGAGGTCGCCGTACCGGTCGCCACAACGTTACCACTGGACTTTGACGCCGGAATCAACGTCTTACCCCATATCGCCGCCCAGCGGGTCAGGAACGTGCCCAGTGCCGTGTCGGGGAAGCTTTCGCGGATGGCAGCATTCAGTTGAAGATAGAAGTCGAAGATGCGGTTTGCGGCGGCTGTGACGATTGCACCCAGCCAAGCGTTTTTAAAAAACGGGTTCGATGTGGCAAGTTCGCGCTGGACATCAGCCTTCGACCGGGCGTCAACTTCACTGGCTGTTTCGGGGATATCAAGTGGCACGGCCGGTGTTCTCCCATAATTCAAATGATCTTCGGATAACTTTATCACGGCTGCGACGAATTGTAATGTCGAGCAATACGCGACCGCCTGACAGTGTTGCGTTCACCTGATCGATCGATACCGCCAAACCATCATCAACCATCCACTGAAGCGCCTTTTGTGCTTCGTCTTCCAGCCGGTTCAGATTGCTACGGGTCAGCCGGGCCTGAGACAGCAGCCAAATCTTCGACCCGTTTTCAAAGTCCGGGCCATTGCCGATCCACCCCCGGCGCCGACGGGCATCAGTCATTTCGTCAGGCGCCGCACGCCGTTCACCGAAGATTGAATACAGCAGGCTAGTGTCAAAGAAGTCTGCGGTGTCAATGTCACCGTTGGCGTCAAGCTGGAAGTCATACAATCCAGTAGCCGGATCGATTGATAACACTGCATCTGTTGTCATTATGTCACCCCGCTGATTGCTGCTTGACTGTCGCCGTTGGAGTCAGCACCCTGGGCGTGACCGTGGGTCTTACCAACATCGCTGCCATCGTTGGTGATTGTACCTGTGACAACCAGATTGCCGGTCAGCGTCACGGTATTGCCGACCATTGCCCATGTCGCGGTCCCGTTGCTGATTAACAGATTGCCGCTGCTGTCCCATTTGATGAAACTGCCGGTCGGCGGATGGTAAAAAGCAACCTCTCCATCCTTCAACGCGGGTCGATTCTTCGGCAACACACCGATCGCAACCCTGTTGTCAGGGTTACCCTGAACAGCACCCATCAGGGTTAGCGTATCAGCCGGAACGTTGCCGTGCACGCCGTAGGGGAACAACATTGCACCGTCGCCGACTTTCCCCAGGTATTCCATCTGCTGTACTGGGAACTGACCAGTGTCGCTGCCGGCTTTGGTGATGCGACACCATCGCAGAATGTTACGCAACATCGGGCGCCACCTCCACAATAGGGGAATCTTCCAAGATCGAAGTATATGCGGTTTGTCCAACAAACCCCAGTGAGGTCTGGCGGCCGCCATCAAGGTCGAACGTGAACGTCACGCTGTTGCATAGCATCGGCTCAACCTTGCCGATGAAGTCGTCAACAATCTGATAAATGCGGTTTGTCTGCCACAGGTCACCGCTATCAACACCAACCCTGAAACCGGGCACCGCAGCATCATATGCAAGGCCCCGGGCTTTCCGAACATCGGCCTCCCACCTTGCACGGGCTTCACAGTTGTTATCGCTAAAAGGGGTCTCTGAAATCAGTATCAACTGCCTTCCGGCCCTGATCGCTGAATCAAAGACCCCGCCACTCTGGTTGACCAGTGAAGCGAGGTCAGAATCACCAGCCTGGTTCAGAGCGACGGGGTTCAAACCAGACGCAGCTTTATAAGCGTTGAAACGTCCGGTGGTATCGAAGCTGAAGTTGCTGCTCAAGACGTTGTTGTCGTCAGCCCCGATGATATGCTGAACAGCCCCTGGTGCGTCCAGGCCGCTGTTTGTGGCGATCACCACATTACCGTCACCGTCAGATGTTAAAAGCACCTGACGCTTCCGTGCGTATTTCTCAATAAAGCTGAAAGCGTTGTCGCCGGGTTCAGCTGATGCGACATCTTCAGCCGCGCTGAACGGTTTGGGGTCCACCTGATCGATGACTTTAATTGACAGCCCCAGTTGATCAATCACCTTTTCAATGACCGATTTCAGTGTCAGATTATCGCCGCGCAGATCGTCAATTCTGTCGATCGTGCTGTCGAGGAGATCCGCAGTCTTATCGCGCCCGCTGACTGTGACCGTGTGTTCGTTGGCTTCATACGATACGTTGACCACTTCAATGAACCCGGTCAGAACTTTTTCACCGTCAACGATTACCTTGCATTCTTCACCGCCTTTGAACGGTAGCGGTTGACCGCCTGGCTCGACCGCTGTGAAGCTGAACGTGTTGGTCAGGGCATCAAGCCTGATGGAACATGATGCTTCGGTGAAGTTGGTATATTGAACGCCATCCACTTCAAGCTTCATTGCGTCAGAACCTCAACTTCCCCTTCGATGAATGAAACATCAGCGATCGCATTCAGGTCAGCCAGCTCCTGACCCAGCTCATCATCACCATAATAATCGAAGGCCAGAAGGCGTGTGCTGGTGGTGGTAGTTTCAACGGTGATGATCTGACTGGTCTGAACCCTGACATCATCCAGGGCTTCAAGCACTTTGACACGCATATCGGTCAGCGCGTCCTTGACTTCCTGGGTTGTGCCGTTTTCCTGCACCGCTTCAAACTGATCATCAAGCCCCGCAGTCAGGTCGTCAATTTCATCGGTGGTCTGAAATGTGATGCTGACGGCGTTCAGGTACGCATACCCCAAAGAGCTGGCATTCATTGCACCGTTCAGCGAGCCATTATTGTTCTGTCGTTCAATGCGGCCGGCGGTGTCCTGCCTGATGGGGGTATCATCATCGCCAAACCCGAAGAACCCTTTCATTGTCTCAAAAGTTGCTTCAGCTGACGCATATAGTCCGTTGACATCAGCCATCAGGCCGGTGACAGCAAGCCCCAAATCAGTCGGATCGCCGACCAGTGAGTTGACATTCGCTGACAGCGCGCCCAGTACAGCATTAAATTCATTCAGTGTGACAGCAGATTCGCCGATGAAGTCGGTCGCCTCTTCAGCCTTATCAATGATCCCGTTGACCTTATCGGTCGCCGCGGTGAAGTTTCCGGTGAAGGCATTGGTGACTTTGAAAACATCAGCGATGGCCGTTTCAATCGCAGACTGAACGGCATCGTTCGATGTTGCGATCTGCGTGACCACATTGCCTGAACTTTGCGGGATACCGCGATTGCCATCAACCTCAAACTGAACGGCGATGGTTGCGTTGCCGAATTCACTGAACCGTTCACTCAGGCTATAGGTCACAGCGACCACGTTGCTGACGCGGCCATACAGAGGGTGTATTAGCTCACCCGACCCTTTTTCCTCAAGTACCGCAATCAGTCTGTCACGGTAGGCGAAATAATCCTGATCGGGTTTGTCATTGATGACAATCTGAAGGCTGTATTTGCGGGGTTGCAGGCCCAGGTCTTCGACGTTCTGAGTGTCACGGCTGGGGAATTGCTTGACTGAATGCTTCCGGCCGCCGGTCACCGATCCTGAATCAATGGATATCGGAACGCTTTTGAACGACCCCTGGAGAATTCGCGCTTCGTCAGCCATTACGTTGCCCCCGCCATGTTCATCCCGATGTTCACGCTGCGCCCTCTACCTGACAGCCTTGTTGATTGAACAGCTGACCCGGGTGACGCTGACACCACTATTTCACCGTTGATGGTTCCGCCTCCTGATGGGGAACTGGGTGCAGATGGTGCCGCAGGCGCTCCGATTTGACTGACCTTAATGGACCCAAGGCCCAACGCTTCGGAAATGAAATTCAACGGTGAAAGGAGCCCGTTCAGAAGACTGATTGCTAAATTAACAAAACCTACCAACGCATTTTTCATTGACTCGATGATAGCATCCCAGTTCAACGCAACCACCGCTATGACTGCACCCAGGGCGAGTATTGCAGCGCTGATCGCCAACACCGGCAGGCTGATTGCTGCGAAGGCTATTGCTATGCCTGACAGCACCAACAGCAGCGGGCCGCCTATAGCCACCAATCCGCCAAGAATTAACACGACCTTTTTCATGCCTGGTGATAACTGTGAAATACGATTGGCCACCCTGGTCATGACGTTCTGCAAGGTGGTCGCCAGCGGAATCAGCAACCGACCGAAGGACTCACTGAGATTCTTTGTTGCTTCATCACTACGGCGTTGAACGTTCGCATAGTCTGCCCAGGTGCGGTTAACGTCGCCGACAGCCTTGCGGCTCTGTGACGTGGCGATGCGAAGGATCTCAATTGATTTTGCCTGTAACAGTGTCACCCCTTGCGCCCGTTGAATTGTTTCAACGTTCTTTCTGAACTCAGGGGTTGTTTGGCGGATGACAATGCCTAGTGATTTAGCACTTTCAGTCTCACCCAACAGGGCTTTGGTCAGGGCGATACTCGCGCCCTTCGCACCACCTGAAAAGTTTTGAAATGATGCGAGATCGGACGCCAATTCGTTAACGTCCTTCGCCATCTTCAAAGCAGCGTCACCAGTGAAACCGAAGCCAACCAACAGATCTCCCGTGTCGCCGATCATCTGCCTGGCAGTTGATCCTGCAACACCGAACGACTTTGAAAACTCATCGGCGACTTTATTGGCTTTGCCTTCGACGGTGTCGAACACCTGATTGAATTTGCTGGCTGTTTCAGTCGCATCGCTGGCAGCATTGATCATGCTCTTTGCCATCAACGCAATAGGGACGGTTATTGTTGCGGTC